CCTTTTTTACTTTTTCCCGATTCATTTTCTAAAAAAAAATTTCCAAAAAAAATTTTCCAAAAAGAAAAAAACAGCACAAAACCCTACACACCCTACACCTTTTTGATTTTCGAAGTTTCAGTTAAAATAAAATTGACGGCGCTTAAAAAATCTCTATACAACACCCTACAGACAATACGATGTCTAGACAAGCACAAAAGAGCATGACTGAAGATCAAAAGGAAGAACAACACGCATATGAAAGTGGTCGAGACATATTCTATGGTCTAATGTTTGGAGTTATTCCTGAAGAAACTGCTAAAGAAATTGTAGATGATCTAAAGGAGACATTCGGCACTGACGACATCACTGAGCAATTTTATGAGCACTATGCTATTGAAGAAGGGTGGGAGACTCTACAAAATATAAAAGATTTAGTAATAATGATTAAAGCAATGAAAACACAAAAGAATCGAGATCTATTTATGGCAACTTGTCCTAATAAATTTCTAAAAGGATTTCTCAAAGAACACATTAAAGGAGAACACACATTAAAGAAGAATCCACCATTTAAATTCTTGTAAGACTTTTTATATCTTTATATATTACCTCTAGAACTTCGGTTCTAGGGGTTCTATTACTTTTAGGGGTTAATCAACAAAAGGTGAATTAATATTATTTAAATTCTCTAGTTCATTGAAGTATTGTGTTTTGATGATCTTACAATTGTTTTTCAAATCATTAAAGTGATGATAAATCACTACATAAGTATCATAATAGCTTATTTGGCTATACACATATTCGAAAAGTTTCTTATTAGTAGTTCTATTGATACAATCAAGATACAGACAATTATATTTACTCATTATATACTTGCATTAGATTAAAATCTTAACCTTAGATAAATATAAATGCCCTATAATTTAGTTAAACAAGGTAAAGGATATAAAGTCCAAAACATGGAATCTGGTAAATTCTATGAAAAGAAACCAATACCACTAAACCGTGCTAAAAAGCAAATGCGTTTATTAGAAAATCTTCCAGCCGCTGGTTTAGGATCTGATATTGCCGAACTCGCAACTAAGGTTTTTGGCAATATGACTTCTAGATTTAAAAAATTTCTAGAAGAACATGGTGAAGAACCAGTAAAATCCGTAACAATCGGTAGAGTGCCTTTAATGAAAGCTATTGCTACCGTAATGAATCTTGTAACACTAGGTAAATACGATAAAGTTCGAGAAAAACAAGGCTACGATACGTTTTTTCACTTATTTTTTATAATTAACGATAAATATAGAATCGAGAAGAATTCTACAGTAAATGTTATAGTAGATTATAAACAACAAGAAAATGAAGAACGTATGGATGTAAGTTTGGCTGGTTTAAAAGCTGATAATATAAACGAATTTATCCAAAATGGTGTGAATTTAATGGGTGAAGCAGATTATTGGGGTAACTATGATGGACTTGTTAAAAATTGCCAAAATTTCACGATGAAAAATATGCAGGCAAATGGAATCTATTCCCCTGCTATAAAAGATTTTGCTTTTCAAAATACAGACGAATTAATAGCCGATGTCGATCCATTAGTACAAAAAGGAGCTTTTGAGACTACACAATTGTTAGAAGCAGCCGACAAGTTTCTATCATGGCTTTCTGGAGGTCGATGGGGTGTGTTTGCTAAAGGAGGAACCGTTAGAAAAATTGGACTTTAAAAAAATATATTAGCTAGTATTAAGAATGTCAATAAATAACATTGCCAATACGAGCTTTCCTAATACACTTAATGGTTTAGAATCTGTTAATGCTACTAATATTACTATAAATGGAGTTGATATTTCAACTATATACGTACCTTTTATTAATTCACCTCAAGATGTTGATCTTTCTAATAAGAATCTCACTACAACTGGACGGGTCCAAACCACTCTATTAAAACTTCCTAGTTTGACTAATTCAACCTCTAAATATCTTCAATTAAACTCAAATAAGGAAGTTATTAGCACGGATTTAGGACTCGTTTATGTGCCCTATACTGGGGCAACTGCTAATCTGGATATGGGAACATATAGAGTATACAGTTCGTCTGTACCATTGGTGTCTAATGAACTAGTGAATAAACAATATGTAGATGGTAATTTTCCAAATTATACATATGTTCAAAATAATTATCTATCCATAGCTACAGCCCAAAGTGATTATGTCCCTTATAATTATGCTACAAGTAATATTACTCTTGGATCTTATACTGTCTATACCAATAAAGTTCCAACAGCAGGAGGAGAAGTAGTCAATAAAACCTATGTCGATACAACATTCCCAACTTTTGGATATATTTCTTCTACTTATGCCCCTTTAGCCTCTCCAGCATTGACAGGAACTCCAACTGCTCCAACTGCAGGATCAGGTACGAATACTACTCAAATAGCCACAACAGAGTTCGTTCAAACAGCACTCAATTTAAAAGCAAATTTAGCCTCTCCAACTTTTACAGGAACAGTCACACTACCTTCTGTGAGTTTTACTAGCACTCCAGCGTCAGGAACAGGAACGCCATTAGCGATAAATGGATCAGGCAATCTTATTACAGCCACTACAACAGGCACAGTTGGTTCAAGTGTCGTTTTATCTACAAGTCCAGCATTGACAGGAACTCCAACTGCTCCAACTGCAGGATCAGGCACGAATACCACTCAAATAGCCACAACAGAGTTCGTTCAAACAGCACTCAATTTAAAAGCAAATATAGCTTCACCAACCTTTACTGGAACAGTTACGTTACCATCTGTTAGTTTTACTAGCACGCCAGCGTCAGGCTCAGGAACACTATTAGCGATAAATGGATCAGGCAATCTTATCACAACCACTTCTTCAATCAATCAAACATCAACCTCTACATCAGGAACGTATTACATTCCGTTTGTGTCAAGTTCATCAACAGGAGCTTTCGTTCCATTAGTGTATTCAACGATAATGTGTAATCCCAACACGGGATTGATTACCGCATCACGACTAACTGCTTCCGTTCAAATGACGACTTACGATATGAGTGTATCAAATCTTACTGAGACATTTAGCATGAAAATTAACAATGTTAATGCTGGAACAAACTCTAAAATTTTAGCAATAAATAGTGGTAATTATGTGATAGAGGCTGCTACCACAGGTACGGCAGGTTCAAGCGTCGTTTTATCTTCATCTCCAACATTTACAGGAACAGTTACATTACCTTCTACTATAGTGATAAGCCCTCCAGCAACAGGGACAGGCACGTTGCTTTATTTAGTTTTGGATTCTTCTAATAATTTAAAAACAACTTCCGTATCAGGAGGCGGTGATGCGTATCTCGCCAATACACAAACATTTACAGGCATCAACACCTTTTCCAATCAAATGACATTAACAAAAGGCTTTGATTTAACGCTCGGATCAATCAACAGTTTTGTAGTTCGTAATTCAAGCTCCGTGACTCAATTTACGGTGACAAATACAGGTGTGACGATGGGAAATTTGGTACTCACTGGGAACACTTTAAATATGAGTAGCACAGCAGGTATAAACACAATTTATAGCGGTGATTCACTAGGTATATCGGCAAGTGCAACTACAAGCAAAAATATTTATATGACAGTCGCAGGAACAGCATTACAGTTAGACCAATACGGATTGGCGTTAAGTTCGTCGGCAAAAACACTTTACTGTAATAACTATGAAGGTTTATCAGCTTTAGGATTTAACATGTTGGGAGGTAATGATAGTAGTTTTAAAATTAACAATACGCTAAATAGTTCTTCCCAGCCAGTAGGGTTTGATTTTCAAACCATGTATGGGTCGTTTCCGTCTTATACCACAAATGCTCGTATCAGTGGTTTAGGCATTGGGGCAAATACGCATTATTCATTTGCGTCAAATCCTCTTACACTGAATGGGACAAATAATACGGTTAATATTCAATCCAATGGAACAACACGCTTTGCGATCACAAGTGAGGGGATATGGATGCCAGCAAGTGGGAGCAAATCATTTTATATTACAGATACAGCCCCAGACGTAGTTACTGATAATTACAATCGGTTTTTCGCTACAGGAGGAACTGTGTATAATGATTTTTATAACATCTTTCAATGGCGTGTTTATCCTAATAAAAGTCCGCTGTCAGGTTTAGCCAATATAATGAGCCTAAAATCAACAGGTTTAACAATCAGTAAAAGTTCAAATTCACACTCTACATTAGCAAATTACGAACTTGTATTGGGTGACAACTCTTCAGGAACAAATACATCTGCGAAAATGTTAATCCGTGGAAATTCAACAAATGCCGCATTATGTCCCAGCATTGATTTTACTTCTTACAATACACATACAACCGTTCAGGGTAGTTTAGCCCTATACGATGATACAAACTACGGTGGAATTTTTGCCTTTATCGTGAAACCATACGGAGCAGGTGCTGGTGGATCAGCTCAAAGTGTTATGGAGATAAGAGCCACAAGTGCTAATGTCGGTCGTATAACATTCCCCACAACATACTATGTTGATTTGTTTGTCACTTCAGCACAAATTGGAGGTTTAGCAAATCCGACTATTGATGTTCCATTAAAAATAACTGCGTCATATAATGTGACAGGCCCATATTGGTTCTATGGCGGAGGCTATGGAGGGTTTGGTGTGACTACTTTTACTACTACAAGCCCACAGCCTATGAGTATTTTAGCGTATGGGACAGTTTCATCAAATTGGGGTTTTAGTATTGCTTCTGACATCAGGATTAAAAAAGATATACAACCTGCCGAACATGGAGCATTACAAGTGATTGATAAAATTCCTATTAAGTCATATGACCTCATTGATAATTACAGAGATGGGCTCAAGACGAGTTTCAATGTTGTAGCACAAGAATTACTTAAAGTGTATCCTGAGGCTGTAAGCAAAGGTGTATCTTTTATCCCTAATATTTACATAAAATGTAAATGGATTATTGTGAGCGATACAGAGATAGAAATATATATTGAAAAACCGCATGAATTAGTGACAGGCGATGAGATAGAAATTATTTTGGAAGACAATAGCATTAAAGAATGTGATGTGACGGCTATAATAGATACTAATACATTTAGAGTTACTAAATGGGACGATTTCAAACTGGAAATTACAGATGAATGTTTTATCTATGGTAAAAAAGTCAAGGACTTTTTACGGATAGACAAGACAAAAGTTGCTATGTTGGGACTAGCAGGAACAAAAGAATTACATCAAATAGTTAAACTCCAACAAGCCAAGATCGAAGAACAAAGTATTGCGATAAATACATTATCTGATAGTGTTAAGACGTTAACAGAGCATCTTACCAAATTAACAAACATGTTTAATGAACTATCTAAAAAATAATATTAAACTATAGTAAATGTCCATTAATCTACCCCCAATAATTAAAGCCATCGACGTGGCTGTTGAACTAGCTCCAAAGCCAGAGTATGATGCTAAATTAGACTTAGGTCTAAAAAAGATTGTGATCGTTATCACAAAAGATATTCCCGAGGAAGATATGAAAGTTCTCAAAGAGTATGGTAAAGTTCTAGAATATGATAATCGAATTCATGCAAATATGCCAATTGATTCTTATAGATGGGATTATCTTATTTTCGATGTTCGAGAATCTGGTGATAGATATGAGTTAATGCGTTCAGTTATTCCATTCAAGGATAAATATAAAATTATTGTCTATTCGTATTTTTTTGAAAAAGATGAAGTTATTCCAGAAGCTGATAATCATCTTAGTAGCTTTCCGAAGATCCAAGCTAAACGTGAGGACTATGAAGCATTGCTTTTACAAAAGCGACTTTCGAAACCTAGATGGTGGGTATCACTCTTTCAGTGTATCTTAGGAGTCTATAATGGAATAAAAAAATGATAGCGCCGTGTACGTGTATTAGTAATTGCTACACGGCTACTACATTTTGTGTAAATTTTTGACAACCATTTTTGAATTTTTTAATTGTAAATTAAAATCTAATCTATAATTAAAATGACAGAAATTAAAGAAATTAAAAAAAAGGGTCGTCCGTCTAAACAAGATAACATATTAACTAAAAATGCTTTTGAAAAAAAAGAAGAACCATTAGTTCCTATAGTTGAAGAAAAAAAAGAAGCGGAAGTTAAAGAAGTTCCTCTTACAGCTCCTAATACTCCTGTTCAAACTCCTATAGTTCCTATAGATATGCCAAAGCCAAAGAAAGAACGCAGTGTTGCTCAAATAGAAGCTACAAAAAAAATGTTAGAAGCTAATAAATTAAAAAAAGGAAGTAAGAAAGAAATTATTATAAAAGAAGAGGCTATTCCAGAAGCTAAGGAAAATTTGAAAGTAGCATTAAAGAATATTATTCCTGCTCCCGTAGTTAAAGACGTTTTACAAAGTAAAACTAACCAAAGCAAAGCGGAAAGATATCCTACTCCAGTTCCAGTTAAAAAAGCTCCTAAAGAGGAAAAGAAAAAAGAAAAGAAAGTTAAAAAACCTGTGAAATACGAAACAAGTTCGGAAGAAGAATCGGAATCGTCTAGTGAGGAATATATTCAGAAATTCGAGAAAAAAGCGGCTCGTAAAATTCAAGTTGTAAATTCAATAGAAGAGAGACTAAGGCAAAATGCGATACCTAGAAATAAATATTCAAATTTATCAATCTTTTCATAAAATAAAATATTATCTATAAATAAAAGATGCCTAAGAAAATGAAAATGAAAATGCCCGCTAAGGGACGTGGTGGAATGCAAGCAGCTGGTGTAGGCGCTGATATTGGCGATTGGCTTGAAAAACAATTACTAGGATGGCTTGGTTTTGCTATGGGCGGTGATGTCAAGTTAGCTTCGTTAGAACCAGCAGAAAAGAAAGCCTTAATTAAGGAAGCCGAAAAAGATTTGAAAGCCGAAATCGCGGCTGGCAACGTTCCTCTACCTGCTAATAGTGTAGGTGGTGATATAGGACAATGGGTAGGTGATTGGGCTGAGAACTGGTTACGAGACTATTTTGGCTTTGCTAGAGGTGGCATGGTACAATCTCGTAAAATGGGACATTCAGTTTTTAAGTGAACAAAAACGAAGTGAAAGGATTTTAATATTTTTAAAGAATTATTTAAAAATATTTTCTAAGATAAAAGAAAATGGCAAAAGCATTTGGATCGAAACAAACGGATAGTGAAATCATTAGTAATATTTTGAACTATCAGAAATTTTTAAAGAAATGGGATGATCCTGAAATATCTAGATTCCAGCATATTGAAAAAATACCATATATGAAAATGGTGGAGGATGAGAATAAAGAGGAAAAGGTAGCATTAATTGACAGATTTGAAAATTCTAACAAAGGCAAAGCGGAAAAAGATATCTGAGGTTAAAGTAAATGTCTAGTAAAGAGATATGCCGATACACATTTCACATTAATAGTGATAAAAGATCAAGTGGAACAAATACCGATATGGTAATAGCAGTAAAAGATACAATTGTTAAGAAGTCTTTAAATAGCACTCTACACATTCAGGTTCATAATGTAAATATTCCATTTAGTTTCTATCAATTAAGTAGTGATATTGCTACATTAAGTTGCGAATTCACAGACGCATCTGGTAATCTTAAAACAGCAAACATAACATTAACACCTGGTAACTATACGACAGTATCTGTACTAACAGAGCTAAGTACTAAGTTGATAGCAATGGCACAAATCTCTAGTGGTCCTTATGTTGGTTTTACACCCACACTTAATTTCACGTATTCTACAACTACAAGTAAATCAATATTTGCTTACACAGCGCCAATTAATACTTCTATTAAAATGAAGTTTGCTTCTAATACGAATTTAGGAATCTTTTTTGGTTTATCAGCCGATACGACTATTTCTACGGCTTTAACAGCTACAAGTACAAAAGTATCTGTAGCGAATCCAGTAAACTATTTATTGATTAGAGCAGGTAACTTACCGCAAACCTATAATAAAGAATTCATAGTTGAAACAGATGTGTTTAGTGATATTATTTATAGAGTACCAGTTGGAACATCTCAAAACACTTGGATCCAACAATACTATAGTTCAGAACCAATTCAAATTGCTCCAGATTTGATAACGAGTCTAAACATTTATTTAACAACGAATTTGACATATACGCCGATTGATTTACAGGGATTAAATTGGGCAATAAGTTTTTCAATTATCGAGTATGAAAATACAGAATATGTATCAATAACAAAACAATTGTTATCAAATCTACCTCCTCCTCCACCTCCTCCATTAGAAGAAGATCCAGCGCAACTTGAAAAAGATTTTCAAGATAATTTGAAAAAATTACAAGAATATAAAAATAGATTAGAAAAGATTTAATAATTTTCTAGATAACATATATAAATGTCTAATAAATTATTTGTAAAACGATTAAATGAAAACGCAGTGTTACCTACTAGAGGCTCTAGAGAAGCCGCTGGATTAGATTTGTATGCTACTAATGACACATGTATTTTACCTTTTTCAACTAATTTAGTATCTACTGGAATCAGTGTAATGATACCCTATGAATACTATGGTAGAATAGCACCACGTTCTGGTGTATCTGTAAATATGGGATTAATAGTTAATGCTGGTGTAATAGACTCTGACTATAGAGGAGAGATAAAGATTGTTTTTCAAAATCCTACATCAGAACATAAGGAAGTTAAAAAAGGTCAAAAGATAGCTCAATTGATTATTGAAAAGATAGCACTATTAGAAGTTCAAGAAGTTGTAATGTTATCTGATACAGATAGAGCAGGGAATGGCTTTGGAAGTACTGGCTTTTAATCCTATAGGCATCTACTAGAATTTTTCAAGTTCTATTAGAATCCTCTGGGCGGATTCTCTTATAATACGTGTCCAAACTATGCTCTGATGAACAAAAAACTCAAATATTTCATTAAAAGCATACAAAATATGCTTATTTCCTAGTTATCTATGTATTCTTAGGATAAATTTTAAAATTTATCTTTAAATGGCATTAATAACCAGTGTAAAAGCATAAAATATATCCTTTTATATACAATATCTGAGATATTTGAGCATAGTTGAATCCGCCTAGAGGCTTCTAGAATCCCTAGTAATTTTTCAATATTAAATTATTTAATTTTTCAAGTTGAAAAAATATCTTAGATAAAGATATAATGAATCGCAACGAACTATTAAAAATCATTTTAAATGAGAAGCCTAATATCTCCGATACCAGTTCCAAAATATATACTAACACTTTAATGAACGTGGCTAAAAATGTAGGAATCAATACTGTCAAACAATTTCAAACCAAAACAAAAGAGATTATCGACTTTATTCAAGCTTCTACTCCTATAAAAGGTAAAGCTATTATTTCAGCATTACTAGCTATAGGTATTCCTAAAGCTGCTGAGAAAAAGTATAAGACCATTATGTTGGATCTTGGAAAGCAAGTTAGAGAGCAAGATGAGAAGCAAGAGAAATCCGCTAAGCAGGAACAGAATTGGGAATCATGGGCTGATATTATGAAAACATACAAAGAGTTAGAAGAAGACGCTACTCCTCTTTTCAAAAAAGAATCATGGACTCCTAGTCAAATGAAAGTTCTACAAAACTATGTTATCCTTAGTTGCTATGTTTTAATTCCCCCTAGAAGAATCGCCGATTACATAAATTTTAAAGTCAAAGATATCGACCAAAAAGAAGATAACTTTTTTGATTTTGAAAAACAGCAATTGGTATTTAATACCTACAAAACAGCAAAAAGCTATGGAACGCAAGTTGTAGATTGCCCTAATGATTTAAAAGACGTTCTATTCAAATGGTTTCCTATTTGTAAGAAATTCTCGGAGTATTTATTTTTCAATAGTTATGGTAATCAACTTAGTCAACCACAGCTTACTAAAACCATTAATCAGATATTTGATAAAAATATATCAGCCTCCATGTTACGTCATATCTACATTAGTGATGTTACTTTAAAAGATGTTCCTAAACTTTCTGAACTAGAAAAAGTAGCTAGTGACATGGCACATGGTACTGGCATGCAAATGCTATATAAGAAGTTTTAATTATTGACTCATCTTTTAGGAGGATAATATAAGTTAGCTGGTAGTTGTCCAGGTACTGTAACTTTATCTCTGGCGTAGTATGGATTTAATTCTTTAAATCTAGCCGCTATCATTTCCATATTTGGTGTAGCCTTTTGCGATTCTTGTAAATTTTGTACGTATTCGATGCCAGCTGGACTAGCTCCCATCATTTCAAGAACAGTAACAGGTCTATTAACTGGCATTGCTCTAGGAGCTGCTGCCTGTGCTGCTACATTACTAGCTGGTACAATTTGAGGATTCCCACTTACATTAACAGCATAATATGGCAGATGTTCTGATATTGCTTCAGCATAAGCTTTTGCTGGTTGTTTATATGGATCGACATCTAAATCTAAAGCATCTAATTCATCTTTATCAGACCACGTGGGAGCTGGTGTATCACCTAAAAATAAAGGTGCTCTTTTAACTGGTTCTAAAGGAGGAGGTTGTACTCTAGGAGCAATATCGAATGGATTAGATTCTATTAGAATTGGCTCTGGTTTATAACGAGCTGGCTCGGCACCTATTTGAGCAATAGCTGGAGGATTTGCTATAGGTGCTACGCCTTGAAATGCCTGAAGTGGATTAGCAGCATATGTAACAGCTGGGGAAAATAACCTATGCATCTGACCAGTATTAAAAAATTCAACGGGACGCTTTTTCATAATATTAATAAAATCCTGTCTAGGTCTAGGCGGTTCATTTTGAATTTGTTTCATGATATTCTTAATATTGATATTAATATCTTTTGAAACTTTTGCTTTTGCTTTAACTTTCTTTTTAGCCATTTTATATTATTGTAAGATTTTAATCTTAGCTAGTATTAATGGAAGTAAGTATTAAAAAAAACAGTTTAACTAATAAGTTAAAACCTTTCGACAAGCAGATTATTGATTCTAATGGCGTTCTCCCTTTAGGAAGTAGAATTCTTTTTTTCATTAGTCCTAAAGGTGGTGGTAAGACAAGTTTATATCTATCATTATTAACTTATAAAGAGTCTCCTTACTACAAATACTTTGACAATATCTTTATGATTAATCCTTCTGGAGCATTTGATAAGAAGATTAAGGATCTTTATGAGGAGATAGATTCTGGGGGAAATTTCTATGACCAACTAAATGAAAAAAACGCAAATGAAATTGTAGAAAAATTAAAATCACTTTCCGATAATTGGACTAAAAAGCGTCCTTTAGAAAATCTTATTATTATTGATGATAGTTCTGGTGATTTTCCTAGTGGTCGTAAGAAATCTATGATTACCTCTTTATTTACTAATAGTCGCCATCTTAATACTTCGATTTGGCTTATTAGTCATAAGTATAATAATATTCCGACCATGTGGCGTAATCAAGTAGATGGCATGTTTCTTTTCAAGACTAATTCTAAATTAGAAATAGACACATTAAAACGAGATTTAAACATTGATGAAAATATATTTGAAACGTGTTTAAAAGATGCTACTAAAGAACCCCACTCATTTATGTTTCTAAATCTTACTGGTGGAAAGACTAGAATGTTTCGTCGTTTTGATGAGTATCAGTTTTAGGTATCTTAATTGAATAATATACTAAGCTATATCGATTACCTACAAGGTCTGGACTATTCCAGTGCTGGAGTTTAGAGCCGTCGAATATAACTGGCGTTCTATATGTGTTAACTTTCTCTCCTTCTACGTAGAGATCAGCTCCAGTATAATCACCAAAGGAAATAATTAGACTAACTCCGACATTTCGATCATCATAATGTTTAGGACAAACCACATTATGATTAACATGTATACTAGTGAATTCAAAGTTCATCAAAATACCTAAATGAATTATCTTTTCATATAGTTCTGGGTATTTTAAAGATGGACTAGATAATTCCACTTTTTGTAAGAATCGTTTTTTAACAAAGCCCATAGTCATTGCTCTATGACCTACGGCAAATCCTCGTCTATTATTATCCTTAGTCTTTTTCTTGATATTAATTTTTTTTAACATTTCGTGAATCTCATCTATTAACTTTTCCATTTGTTAATACATTAGATTATTTCTTCAAATGCCCTGATTTTAAATGTCTACTACGATTACCTTTTTGAATTTCCATACCACATTCACACGTAATGTATGTAATATTACGCGCTAATGTTTTATTATTATATCTTCCAGTATTATTCTGCCACCATTGTTTTTGTTTTTCTTTTGTTTCTTCTTTAGTTCTAAATGGTATCCTTACATTAACACAATTAGGCGTATTTTCAAACCAATATCTTTCTCTAATAAATCTATCTTCAATACTACATTCTTCTAATAATTTGTAATAACAATATTCCGTTCCATATTCATTAAATAATTCTTGAGAAGTACAAGTTAAACGTTCACAATTATAGTCACTTAAATGGTCAATATATCGTTCATTAAGCGTACTTGTAGTACTACCAATATAGCACTTATCACCTAAATCAGATTTGATTATATAAATTCGAGCCATTATTTGATTATCAAATATAATCAAATACTGTTTAAATCAATTTTATTAATTTTTTATTTTTTTCCTTACCGAATGAGACTGACTTCACCGTTGGCTCCTATCAATAGCTGGTAGTCTGAGATATACATGATGTAGTTTGTGGCAGTGGCAGCATTTTGAGTTAATTGTAAACCCACTACGGAAACAGGCGATCCCGAGAAGGCTAAACCTTCCGCTACACGATTGGCAGAAACACCAGCAGCAAAGGATTGGGTCAAGAAGGTAGCTTTATCCGAAATGTCCGTTACACTAGAATCGAAGACACGAGAGAAGCATTTTTGGAGTTCAGTAAAGACCACAGCGGGCTGGTTAACAGCATCGAGGATAGATGAGTTAACTAAGCGACCATCCAATGTTACTTGAAAGTTAGACAAACCGTTTCTAATAGAATAACCATCAGCATTTTGTAACGTAGTCAAATCAGCAGTTGCGACAGAGGTCATTACTACACCACGTAGAGAACTAACATTCAAGCCAGTGTTAATAGTGTTTTGACCGTTGGTAGAAACTGCCGTGAGAGATTGGTAGTTTGTGAATCCATAGCAATATTGAGCACCAGATTGAGACATGTCCATCTTCATCTTTTGAATGAAGTCGGATTCGACAGCTACACGATCATAAACAAACGACAATTCTTGAAACGAGACAGCTGTTACGGAAGCAGCGCCCGATGTAGTAAGGGCATTTGCTAAGGCACTAACCCAGTTAATCGAAATTTGTAAGACTCCATTAATGCAAAAAGCTGGAAATGATTGCTGACTTCCTAGCAAACCAATTAATGGTAGACAATAGACTTCGGTAGCGGTAGCACCAGCAAAAGTAGTAGCCAAGTGAGGCGTGTTCATCAATACACTACCATCCTTGTTCAACCAATCACTTGAACTAGAGTGAGCTAAGATAGGTTCCATAATACCTAAACCATAGTTTTGAATGTTATCAATTAAGGTTGAGTTAATAGAGGTTTGGTAGGAAGCAATTAATGCTGAAGCACCGCCAGCGGCACCCTTGAATCTAAAGGATTGAGTGTCGACACCAGTATAGACAACTTTAAAGCGCAAGTATGGGTTACAGATGTAGGCAGAGTTGCCCAAGGGAACTTGGATCGTACTAGTAGTACCTAATCCAGCGTTAGCACTAGTACTAGGAACTACAACTGTTTGGAGGGTACAGTTGATAGGGCGAGGAGCCAAGTTAGATTTAAAAGAAGAAGGTACGGCGTCATTTTGAAATGGCAACACGTATTGGTAATTTTGACCAGCACCAGAATAATTCGACATTTATTTATAGTTAAGATAATATTTTTACAAATAAAATTTAATTACCGATTATTTTTCCAAATCATTTAACTTCGTTAAATGTGGGTTAGCTCGTTAATTATTAACGAGCGTCTCTATGAAATTTTGATTTTACCTTTTTTATAGGTTTGGGGGGTCGAAATATATTTTCTTCTTGTGGTTCTTCTTTTATTTGTATAGGTGGTGTTGATTTGTTCTGTGTAGGTATAAAATTTATACCTGCCGTACTCATTTTTCCCGATGTTAAATTTCTTCTAAGCATTCTACTATATTTAGGAGAAATTAAAAAATATTATTTCGCTTTATTTAGTTCTGTTATTTCTAGAGTAAGAATAAAATCAGTCATATTGGCTGGAGCTACACCTGTGCTCTTTTCTATAACATTTAGTAATATTTTACCATTCAAATCTGCTCGTTTAATACTAGGAACAATATCTGTTCCAGATGAAAAATTTAAGCTTATCGTAGGATTGATACACCACGTAAGATTTTGTGTATTACTATGAGGAAACCGTAAGTGATCACTACGTAATTCTAGAATCCGTTTAGTAGCAGCACCAGTTTCGTGGTACTGTAGACCAACAATAATAATATCACATATACCATAACATGGAACATCAAAATATGTGTTATTTAAAGCAACAGGAACGTTTATTTGAACAAAAACCATTTTATCTATAGTGAGAAATAATTTTTATGTTTTAAAGGTAATTCTATTCCATGTTGTTTTAAATATGCTTTGAATTGTGGCACATAGATACGTGGCACGACTGCTTCTTCATTCATTACTATAACTTCTACTAATTCTTTTTTATTTTTAATTTTTGGTATTTTCATTTCACCATTTTTCTCTATATATCGATAATAAAGATACATTACTGGTTTAGGAACTACTAAAGAGCCATTCTCTAATAATACCTTCTTATTATCGGCTTGTAGATTATTTTTAAAAGGATCGAATTCTCCCTCTTCCCATTTGAAAACACCTCCTTGACTATAATTCTGGAATTTGTCCGAAAGTAAAGGGACCACCCTTCCGAATGGTTCTACATAGCCACCTTTTGCCATTGCCAGAGAAGCTGGATCTGATTTTACATAGTATTCATCCTTAGGCTTTTTAAATATGCCTTCACCGTAATTCTTTCTTTTACCAAAACTGAATGCCATTTCTATATTATCAGATAAGATTATTCAGTTTTAACTACGTTGAAAAGTTCCTTAATCTTTTCAATAGTAGTTTTATTAGGCACTTCTACGTCTTCTATTTCAAAAACTTCCTCTGATTTTTCCGCTTCGCTTTGGTTAGACTTGCTAAGCAAGTCGTCTTTAGTTTCTTTAGTTTCTTTATTTTCCTTCTTTGAATGGTATCGTTGTTTGCTACGCTCTAGTAGCTTTTCACGATTTGCCATATAGTACTTTTTATGATATGATTCTTTAACTTCTGTTTGTTCCATTTGTTCCATTTATTTAAATTTAGATTATTTTTTTAATAAATATCTTAACTAATTCAAATGGATAAGTTAAAATGCTCTGTATGTTTTCAACCATATTGTTTTAAGACTAGAAGTATACATTTCAAATCTAAAAAGCACCAAAAAGTGATTTCTATAATGGATGAATATACGAAAATTATTATTGAAATATTAGAACATCAGAGGAAAAATCCTTTTTAAAAAATCTCTAGTAAAATAAATGACAACCGAAGAATATAGACATATCAAAAATCACCCAAATTACTTAATTAGCAACTATGGGCACATACAGAACGCTAGAACAAACAAATTTCTATATGGAACAATTAATAAATTTCGCTATGTTCTCTTTCAAAACAAGAAATATACTGTAGGATATTTAGTTGCCACTACTTTTCTAGGAGAACATGATAACACCTATAAAGTAAGACATAAAGACGGAAATAACATTAATGATCACATAGATAATTTAGAATGGGTTAAAAAAATGCCCTACGAAAATGATGTAGGGGAAGCGAACCAAGTTAAAGAATAATTTTTAATATCTATTAATAATAAAATGGATCAACCAGAATTAAAAAACAATAAAGAAGCTCAAAAACGTTACTACGAAAAAAATAGAGAAAAGCTTATTAAAAAGACTAGTGAGTATGCTAAAGCTAAACGAGCTCTGGCTAGAGAAAACAAAAAGGCAGAAACAGTAGAAATAGTAGAAGATAAGAAACCTACAAAATTAAAAATTAAACGCAAAGCATGTCCTCTTATAACCAAAATCGAAACAGGTAAATTCATCTTTGATATTGAATGGTAATTCGTTTATTAAGTAAAATAATTTTCTCAAGTAATATAAAGATGATTCACGAGATTAATTGGAATATGGTAGACAAGGAAATTATAGAAGCTTTAGACGCACCTAAGCCAAAGAGAAAATATGTTTACAGTAAAGAAAAGATAGCAGAATATAATAAGAAATCGTATCTTAAAAATAAAGAAAAATTAATAGCAAATACAGTTGAATGGGTTAAAAATAAGTATAATACAGATCCAGAATATAAACAAAAAAGAATCGAATATTCACGAGAATATAGAAAGAAACAAAAAGAGCTTTTAGAACAAGCTAAACAAATTATTAATAACTTACCAGAGAAGGTACTTAGCTAATTGTTCGCCTAAAGTATCCTTAGTATGCCGTAGATGATATAGACGGCGGCGTTCATCAGCTACTATTTTTCCTTCTTTTTTCAAATATGTAGGATAATCGGAATATCCTAAAGCACCTATAGAATCTAAATATTTTCCATCTTTGAAAACATCTAGCTTCTTCCCTTTTCTAGTACTAGGCTGTACTGTAAGACCAGCCATTTTAGCCTTTTCTTTAGTGTATGGAGTTATAACGTACATTTATTATAGGTGAGATAATCCTATGAAAATCGACGGTTCGTAGAACCTAGCCTATTTGGCTTCGCCAAGTTTGCCAAGTAAAAAATAAAATTGACATTCCTTTTTTATTAATTCGTTTTAACGGGAAAATTATTTTCTTTTGTATAGATATAGAAGAAATATGGCAACAACTTTAGTTGAAACAATTAGTCAATATATTACAAAAGTAGAAAGATATGATGAAGATATTATGAAACAGATGCTAGTAGATAATAGAATCTCATCGGATGATCGTAAAAGATTAAGTCATTATTTTAAACATTCTAGAATTACGCCTAGTAAAGCAACTGTTTCCTACGAATTAAGTAAGAATTATCAAGAAGTTAAAAAAGGTAGATTATATCCTGTAGGAGGAATAGGTCTACAATCATTTCGTCGAGATATTAGAACTCCATTATTAGCTAAATATTATTGGGATATTGATTTCGAGAATTGTCACTATAATATTGCTTTAAAGTTTGCTCGTGAATATGGTATTTCACATAAGGCAATTGAACGTTATTGTACTCATCGTAATGAATGTTTAGCTCTATATTCAGATAATCGGGTGTTTTCGAAGAATGCTTATTTGAAGATTGCTTATGGCGGTGATTTGTCTCTTTATCGTGAAGATTATGATGATACTGGAATTCAAAATCCTAATCCAGAAGCTCAACAGTTTATTCGAGATCTGAAACAAGAAATGTCTATTCTTTCTGAAATTATGTGGTCTAGATACCCTGAACTACATAAGTTAAAATGTGGTAAGGAGAATAAGCCTATTGAAAAGCGTAATAACAATCGAGCTGTATTGATGTCTCTTGTATTTCAAGACGAAGAAAAGAAGTGTCTTCGTGTTCTAGATGAATATATGGCTTCTAAAGAAAGATATATGGGTGTTCTTATTCATGATGGTGGAGCAGTTGAAAAACTATCTGGTGAAATGGAATTCCCTCAAGAATTGCTTCTTGGCGGTTCTAAAGCTATTCTTGATTCTACTGGATATTCATTTACTCTTACAAGCAAATCAATGAGTCATCATTATGAAGCTCCAGCTGAATGTACCAATGCCTATTCTAAGATGAAAGCTGATTTTGAAAAACGAAACTTTTTAATAGGAGCAATTATGAATCAAATAACGAAAGATGGAATACGATTAGAACATAAAATGTCTGAAGCCAATATCATCTATGCTAATTTAACTGTTGAGAAGATGAATCCTAAAACAATGGAAATGATTGAAGTGTCTTTTTTGAGCGAATGGTTAAAGGATAAAGATCGCAGAGATTATGAACGTTGTGATTTCATTCCTAATCGAGAAAAATGTCCAGATTCAGTTTTTAATCTATTCAATGGTTTTGCTATTGAAGAAGTGTATCAAAAAGAAATTTCTAGTAATGGAGAAATTCTAAAAGATGAAATGATGGAGCTAATTCAGCCGATTATTCATCATTATGAAACACTATGTGGTGGAGATGCTTCTTATACATTGACATGGAAAGCCCAAATGATTCAACGACCCGAAATGAAACCAGATGTAGGTTTGTTTTTTAGAGATAAAGGTGGTTTGCTTCAAGAAGGTGGTGGTACGGGTAAGAATATGCTTATGGATTGGTTTGGTCGAAAGATTTTAGGCGATTCCTATTATCTTGTTGTAGATGATAACTCACTTCTCTACGGAAATTTTAATTCTGTTTTCGAAGGAAAACTTTTAATTTTTATCGAAGAAGCTAGCGGAAAGCATAACCATAATAATTCAGACGTACTCAAATCAAAAATCACAAAGAAACGTGGAGCGATTAAGAAGAAATGTATTGCCGAATATGAAGTAAATGATTATGCTAGATTCATTTTTGGATCGAATGATGTCAATCCATTACCAATTAGAGCTGGCGACCGCCGTCTTGCTGTTTTTGATACTAATCCTAAATACCGTAATAATCAATCGTATTTTACTAAACTAGCTTCTTCAATGGATTCTATTCGAGTTCAATGTGCGTTCTATCAATATCTCAAAACATTACCAATCTGGAATAAACCAATTGATTATCAAATCAATCGACCCATTACAGATGCCTATATTGATATTCGCCAAATTAACGCTCCTCCTCACATGAAATGGCTTCGTGACGAGCTACGTAGAGGCACTTTACCTAATGAAATGACTGCTAGAGAGCTATATGTTCGCTTTAAAAATTGGTATGAAAAGGGCAATCGTGAAGCCGAGAAAATGGCTTCTGAAACAGCATTCGGTAAATTAATGAAAGAAGCTTTCATTATCGAATCTGAACCAGAACTAGGCTCTATTGAATTAGCTGAGGTTAAGAGAAATAACTCCTCAATTCAATACAAATTTGATTTTCCTAAACTCATTAAAGGAATGGAAGCTCTTCATCTACTACATATTGGAGAGGCTTCTATTGATGAAAAAGGTTGCTTAATTGATATGGAAAAGTCTATTGAATAAACGAAAATCAAAAAGGTGTAGGGTGTGTAGGGTTTGAGCACCTTTTTTACTTTTTCCCGATTCATTTTCTAAAAAAAAATTTCCAAAAAAAATTTTCCAAAAAGAAAAAAACAGCACAAAACCCTACACACCCTAC